TGTTAGCTCTAGAAACCCCTAAAAAGACACAATACATATCTCCAAGCAGTTCTGGAGCGCCAGAAATGAGCTTTACCACAGCTTTAACGAAAAGATCTGCTTCTTTAAAAGCTTCTGCGCCAAGAGGTTCTCCTGGCTTTCTTTCTGGAACGTCGAAAAGATCTGCTACGGAAAGACCCTCATTAAGAGCCTTATCTACAGCCTTTCCCATTACAGAGAAAAATTCCATCTTTCCAAAGAATGTAAGAGGTTTCTGAACTAGAGTAATCTCTTCGTCTGTTCCCTCTCTTAAAACTACAAAATAATCTTGGGCCTTTGGCTCCAATACATCAACGGGTTCAACCGTTTCTGTTGTCACTTGGCTTTGCCTCCTATCATAAACTTTGTTTTATGTTAATGTTCTGATTTCTAATCTTAGTCTTTCTATCCTCAAAGGGATATAATCTTTATTAATTATAACATAAGCTCTTTCTAAGAATGGGTTTGCGGTTTGTCCTCTAACAGTTCTTCTGACAAAATGCTTTCCATAAGCATCAAAAACTAAGAATTTAGCTGTTCTAGGACGAATTGGAAATCCAGTTCTGCCATAAATACCTGTTCCATTGTGAACCCAAATAGCGTGAGAAGGTTCTTCAGCCACAGAAACAGTAGAGCGAGCGATTAATTTTCCATCGGGAGTTCCTACTCCACGAATGAATCCTGTTGGTCCCCTAATAGCAAATCCACCGCCAAATAGAGGCGCTCTGGTTTCTACTTCTCCTATAGTTACATCTGTTCTGTCTACAGGATGAGCCTTAAGCGCTCCAGTATCACCTTGAGGAGCTTCTAATCTAGCTTGACTTTCAATCTGGTCAGCAATATCTTCTATCGCGTCCCTAACCAGATGAATAGCTATTCTGGGAACGTTGCTTAGAAATTCTACTTTGTCGTTTTCGGATATTATCTCTATTGACATAGTTAAAGACGAGAAAAGAGGGCTTTGCCTCTCTTATCTCAATTAGTTATACTTGGTTAAAGACAACCTGAGTTCTAGTGTCTACATCGACAACAGAAGTATCAGCCAACGCTCGGAAAGTGATTGGAATTGAAATCTGCTCTCCAGTCTTGTTGTAAGTAATTGCTGACTCTGTTGCTGATCTTTGCGCTTTTCTGAAGACGTGTGCTCTAAGCTTGCCGTCTTCTTTTCTGAATAGAACCGCTAGTCTTCTCTTGAAGTAAGTAGCAGGGTCGCCAACTCCCATTGTTTCTGTTCCTCCTGAAGTTGTCTTAACTCCACCTTCCCAAGCCACTTGGATTCTATCTAGAGTCGCTTCGGCTACTTGTGTAGCTACTGTTTGTTCCCAAGTCACAGGCCGAGAGTCAATGTCACCAAGAATCTGATCCACATCGAATGTCTCTTCGGTATTGTTTCGAGAAATAGTGATTCCTCCCTTGGTTGCCCCAAGATCATTCCAGCCTGTTTGAGCGTCATAAGTAGATAGGTTGATAATGTCCCCAATTGTTGTTGGGAAAGCCACTGTCATTCCTGCCCACATAAGACGAGCAGCGCCACGAATAAAGCTGTCTTCATTAATAGATGTTCTGAAGAAATCTGCCATTGGTTATTCACCCCCTCGGCCCGTAGTTGATATTTTCATAAATAATAACATATTAATCATACAAAGATGTGAACTTAAGTACCGGATATTCTAAACTTCCTCCTTGCCAAAACCATCTTTTTCCGTCTTTTTGAACTACAAAAATATCTCCTGTTGTTTCTCTGGGCCTTCCCATATCGAAAACTGTATGATTTATAGTCCTATTTTCATAATTGTCTAAAAAAACTGCTTGAATTGCTTCTAACATATTCTTTATTCTAGAGTTTACTTCTTCTTCGCTCTTTTCTGACTTAACCATTGTTTCTATGGCTAGGCGAACTTGATACTTCTCTCCCTGATCGTCGTCAGAGTTAAGAGGATCGGCTAAATAAGCGATAACAGAACAATTTGGAAATTGACTCATGGGTCTTGTTAGCAAAGGAGCCAAACTGCCAGGATGAAAATTTTCTTCTGGTATATGTTCGTATGACCAATCAGGAGCAACTCTGTTCAAGCTGTTATAAAAATCGCTATCTTCAGACAGCCAAGTTTCTTCTAGTTCATCTATTTTGTCATTTAGATTGTCAAATAGAATTAAAAGAGCTTCTCTTTGAATTTTCTTGGTGTCTATGGATATTCCATACTGTGCTGAAGTGCTCATCTTTACCAATCGCTCCAAATATCGCTTGATCTTCTTGTATACGCTTTAGAAAATAGTTGTGGGTTTTCTGTTATTAAGACATTTCTTCCGTTGTCTCCGTAAGATACAGCAGGAATTTGAGCTACTTTGCTGAACAATCCTAGTTCTGAAGAAAGACTTGCTGCTTCTACTGCAAGTTTGTCGAACACTTTCCAAAGATCTGTTCTCCTGTCAAAGTAGGAAACATTCTCGCTCATAGAACCAGGCGATCCTCCTGCTGATTGAGCAGATAATTGATCCCCCCAATAATCTACCGCAGCAGGAATAAATTGTAGTGTTGTCAGGATTCCAATAAGCTCTCTTTCTTTTATATTGTACGCTGTCTCTTCATCTGGAACTACTGTTGCAAACAATCTGAATTGAACAAAGTCAGCAAGGTCTTGAAGCTGTTCTAGAGAATAAAACTCATTTGTGACCGCGCACATCGCTCGGTAACTAGCTGGAACGTGTCGGCGTACCACATCTGTAATTTTTCCCACTTCAAGACCTCACTCATATTATTCGTCGTCTTTATCAGAAGAACTTTTCGCTGCTAGTTGAACTGCATTTCTCTTCGCGTCAGCTTCAGAAACAACTCCAGTAACATCTACTGTTTGTTCTGAAATAGCTCTTAGTTCACCAACTTTTTTGAGAATTTCGGCAGCCTTAGCTTTTGTGACCAATTTCAGTCCTGGAGCTTTTCCTTCTTTTACCTTGTCTAGTAAATAAGGAGGAACTTGATCTGCCCCCACATATTGTCCGGGCAGAAGAACTTTCGATTCGGTCGCATAAACTTTTCCTCCCAAACCATCATCTTGAGGGTCGGGGGACATAAGAAGATGAATTGTTGCTTCTCCTTCAGCGAAAACTACTTTTGTTGTTTCAGCCATTACTTCCTCTCTTTAGTAGGATTAGGCAACCTTGATCCACATGAATGCTTCTGGAATCAAGAGACGAGGAATTCTTGCGGAACCATATCTTAGTAGATGATTTCCAGGAATTCCCTCTACAAGAACTTCAGCTTGCTCGCCTTGTCTTAATGCTGTTTGATTGTATCCTGTTCTAACTTGAACAAGACCATCAGGCATATCGGCAATTGGCACTCCGTCTAGAGTGTAGTCGGTTGTCATTAATACATAGCCATCTGGTAGATACTTAGTAATAGAACCAACACCAATTCCTGTAGTTCCCTGTTCTCTATAACCATTGTCATAAATAACAATGTCTACATTAGTCGCAAAAGAAGTGAAGAGATTTAGAATGTCTTCTCGTCTTGGGCGATTGATTGTAGGAGCAGATGGTGAGTAGAAGTTTACTCCTGCCTTAATCTTTGCATTATTGACTAAGTAATTGTAAGTCTTTGAATTCATATGAACTTTATTTCCATAGAATCCCGAGTCTGCGGCAATTACTTCTGACCAAGCTTGTACGTCTGATACAGGGTCAGCGTTTGTAGTATCTGACCACAAAACTGAAGCTGTTGGCTTGTGTCCTGCTGGAAGACCGTAATCTACAACCACTTTGTCTCCAGAAGTCGCCATTACTGCTGTAAGAGTTCCTTGGAACGCGCTCCATCTGAGTTTTTCGGTTGCTCTCTGGTTTCTCAAGCGAAGAATTCTTCCTCGGTCTACTAGAGATGCTCCCGCAGATGCTCTATAGTTCTCGTCTGATGAATTGAGCTTCATCCAGTCTTCTTCTGAGATTCGCTCCATTTCGTCAATGAGTAGTAGCTCCAACTCTACCTCGCTCCAAGCTGTTGCTGGCTTGTAGAGTGGTGGTGTTGCATCTGGCGCTCTAAATGGCGCTGTTCCGAATGGCTTTAGCTCACTTACTCTAACCTTCACGTTTCTTGTATTAACAGGTTTTAGAGGAGCAATTTGCTCTCCTAGAAGAGGAGTAGTGTCCTCGGCAGCACCCGGCGCACGTCCATCTGGCGGACGCTGAATCACTGTGGTCAAAAGACCTTGATCCCAAATATCAAATGTTGAAAATGCCACGTTAGTTCACCCCCTCTTAACTGTATACTGGTGGAGACTCAAACAAACAAGTCTTTAGATCGCTCACAAGTGCTGATGCATACTGTGTGAACCCAACAATTGCTGTTGTTACAAATACGCAATGTGCATGGAACATAGGCGCTGGTTCTGAACCTGCGGTTGAACCTGCCAACATATCTACAGGGCGAGCCAAGATTCCAGCTACTTTTCCTGTTCCCTTATACTCTACATGCTTGTCAGTGTTAGTAACTGACTTAGTTAGAATAGTTCCAGCGGGAACGAAGTATCTAGAATTGTCAACTGTTGCTGTAGAAGTGAAGTCTGTTCCATCTAGAACAACTGATTTTACTTCGTTAAGACCAGCAGCATATTTAAGAACTTCTTTGTCAGTCCATTCTGCTGATTTTTTAATATTAAATGGCATTTAGGCTCACCCCCTTATTTGCTTTCTCGTCTACTTCTGATTTCTGCTACAGCTTCTTCGTCTGTCATTCTTTCAAACAGAACAAGGTTTACTGCTTCTGCCCTCTCAGACAAGCTTAAATCAGCTAATTCGTTTTCTTTCTCTGCATCTGGATCTGGTTGATTGCCCTTGGAAGCTACTTCTTCAGTTGCTCCTGGCTCTTGTGTTAGATCCACAGCAGGAATTGAATTGACAAGTCTCTCTACGACTTGTGCGGCAGTTATTGGTTTGTCCGCTCCATCTTCTGAAAGATGAAGAACAACTTCGCCAGTATCCGCCATAAGAATTGCCTTGGCCTCAGTAAGAACAGCAGGAGTTACTCCTTTGTCTTGCCATTCCTTAATCTGAGATTCCACAGCGCTTTTCTTTTCGTTTCTTTTTAAGCTTTCGTACTCTTTGAGACGTGAAGAAACTTCATCCTCAGAAAGCCCCAATTCTTCAAGGAATTCATTTTTTGGATTAGTCTCTGGCTCGTGTGTCTCTGGTTCTGCGGTCTTTGACATTCTTTCACCCCCTGAATTATTGGGCTTATTTTCTTCAGAAAACGCGACCACTTGTAGATTTTCTGAAGCTTCTACGCCGAAAGGCTTCATGCCATTCAACCAAGGATGGTTTGTAAGTGCGGCATGAGCCATAACAGCATTAAACTTGTTTCCTGACTCCTTATGTATATAATCGAATAAAATTCCGGCACTAGTATTAGCTATAGTTCCTCTTTTAACCTTTTCTTTAATATCTGGCTCTGTGAAATCAAATCCAGCTTCTAAAATTGCTCGTCCCTTATCGTCCTTGCCAATTCTCAAATCTCTAACAAATCCCGTATTTTCCGATACTCTGTCAGCATGAGTC